AAAGCCATAGCAGCCATGAGTTCTGCGCTTAAAAACCTTTCCTCCCAATCCACGAACGCATTATCTACACGTCTTTGTGCATCTAAGATAGCCTCATCTATCAGTAAACTATTATGTGGCATTAAACGTATTTACTTAATATTTGCGCTAGTGCCTGTGCCATTGGATCGCCAGGTTCTAAACCTTCTAATAGCTGGCTTAGTTCCATAATAAGTTGGTTGGGATCAGCACCCATTCCCTGTTCAGGTGGAGCTTGATCCATGTATGCACCTGGTGGCGCACCTGGTGGCATAGCCTGTCCTTGATAGGCTGCAGCATATGCTTGATCAGGAGGCATACCTTGTGCTTCTAATTGGGCTACCTGTTGTGGTGGCATAATAGTTCTCCTATAGTTACCTTAACTATACTATACTATGATTAATAGTATTGATATATTCCCTACCTGAACGTAAATTCAGGTTCTCTACGAATGCTATTATAGCGTCTTTCCCATATCGTTCAACAAATTTAGGTGCTAAACGCTCACGCATAGCTTTAGTCTGTCCATGTTCCATATGGCATTGATGATGTAAGATCGCAGAATTATATTTAGAGAATATACGTTTATCTTTTGGCAAGTTACTCCGTTTTATTAACCATTCGTGCATATCAGCATCGTCATATATCGTACCACCACACCAATCACAAACACCACGTTCCTCGATCAGTTGTTGCTTTAGTTGCATTCTAGTCTTAGCCATCGTGATCTGAAGGTTCGTCTAGCTCCTCTATCAGTTCACTGCCACATTCCTCACATTGTGTATAGCCTGTATAGTGCCCATTTGATACATGATCCAGAGTGATATGTTTGTCACTCTTGGGAATATTGAATATATACTCATCACTCATTAGACTCTGGTCAGTATTACCGCATTGTGTGCATTTGTATTCTTTCTTAGCCATCGTAATCTGAAGGTTCGTCTGTATTATGGACGTGCCACTCTAGATCCTCTATCTCAAACTCCTCATCCTCTAAAACTGGTAATGCTTCTAATACTTTATGCAGAGCTTCGTCAGCCGTTTTAGCAGATACTTTCATATTGCACTTTTCACGCCAACTAACTATGTACCACACTCTTAGTCACCTTCAGTATCTGCTATGATTTCGTCTATACTGATATTGCCAAGTCCTAATTCCTCTAATTCACCATCTCCAATATATATATGTGGAAATGCTTCCTCGAAAGAATCCTCCATCCAATAATCGGTTTTTCCTCCACTTGGAAATCTTTCGTAATATATTTTTGTTGCCATAATAAGCCTCCTTATTTTTTAGCTCTCTTCTGGTTTCTCTATCTTCATCTTTATCTTTATCTTTATCTTTATCTTTATCTGTGTCACGACTCGTGACACATAACGTGACAGGGTTTAGGTACGTTATCCTCCCATACCAGGAATAGGTTCGGCAGGGGCTGGTATACCTTGTTCATAAACTCCAGCAGCAGCTGGGGATTGTCCTCCCATCGCTGGATCAAAACCCTGTCCACCAACTGCTTGTTCAGCAGCAGCTGGTTGTTCAGGTGGTGCTGGTTGCCCTTCACCCTGCATTTGTTGTATCAGTTCTTGTTGCATCTGCATCCGTTGTGCTTTCATTGCTTCAATAGCCATAGTTTGTTCGAACAACTTCTGTTGCGCTGCTAGTGCTGACCATTGTTCCTCCCAAACCTCTTTGTCCATATCCTCTGATCGTCCAATATTCAAGAAGTTCTCTCTCGCCCAACGTGTACTAGCTAGTGGTGCATCACCTTCACTTACCATTCTGGCTATATTAGCCATCTGTAATTTATCTATTGGTAATTGTGGTTCAAGTTCTACTTGCAACTGGATCGCATCTGGTATTATAGCAGGATCTATTTCAAAGGCAGCGCCTGCATTCTTGTCATATATCTTAGTTTTCTTACCATCTTTCTTAAACCACATCAATGCACAAGTAACTGCGTCAGAAATAGCCCATGCACCCATCTCTTTTACTCCCACTAATGGTAATCGGCCTTGTTGTGCCAACAGTGATATAGCTTGAAATGGTAGTGCGTGTTCAGGTGGTTCTCCTAAAGCCTGTCTAGTGATCGTACTTTCAGACATTTTTGCTTCTGTCATGCCCATTACCTGCGATAAACTAGCATCTAGCACATTCTTTGGTAGTGGATATACCCTTTCACCCGAATCAATGGTCGCTGTACCACCTGGTTCACTATAATTTATGTCTAATTGTTTACCAGGCTCATTAGCTTCATAGACATTTACTGGCATAGATCCCATCGCATACGCCAAAGAATAGGCTAACGTCATAGATAAGTTGCTCCGCTCTATCAATCCTGACTTCCAGGCTGTATATAAGAACGGCATTCTCCGCTCCTCTGGCTTAGTGAACATGGTTGTACCGTCTGTGACCTGGGCAATGATCGGTATGAAGCCTAGATCATGCTCTACGTGCAATATAGGGGTATCTGACTGCTCGATCCACACTATCCGTTGTCCATAATCCCAATAATCATATAAAGTAACTTCCTCCCAAGCCTCGTGGTCGCCTGGAATGATTTCCTCAGCCAGTGATCCCCATGTACCAATTAGATCTTTTATTCTTATTTGCTCTCGACTCACATAACTATTCATGCCATATTGGTCATACTCTGGATAACCAAATGTTGGATCTAATGTACGAAATAAATATGGTGTTCTATCAGCTATTTTTTTCATTCGAGCTGCTGAGCCACGCTTGTCGCCTTGTTTAGCATACTCTACTAAATCAGTAGTCTTTACGATTGCCATATGAATATCACCATACAACAATCCTGATAATACTGCATCGAAATGGCATGGTCGTCCTAGTACCCTACCTGATTGCCCCCACATTGCTGCTGCTACTTTCTCTACGTTTTCCGATACACCTTCTGAGCCTGCTTCGTTCTGGTCACGTGCTACGGCAAATAGTGGGTCGGTAGCAGTCATCAAACGAACTGCACCAAGTAATGCGTTTCTAGGTGACGGATCTACAGTGTGCTTTATCCATTCATAGTCGGGTGGTAATCCTGCTTTCTCCAAATTGAATGCCTGCTTAAGCGATTTATTCATGTTGTCACGTTCGGCATACTCTGCTACCAAGTTCTTTACTCGCTCACGTGCATCCTCTAATGCTACTCTATCGTCAATGTTATTGAATGTTGCCATATATCACCTATATCCCTGTGAATGGTAGTACCTTCTCACCCTTAAATATACCTGGTATTCCAGTTAGTAATGGATCGTTACGTATAAGTGCAGCTTCTTTGTGTTTTTCATTCCTATCTCCAGAACGTATACGTGTTAGTCCATACTTCAACGCATCATACCCATGATCCTCTGCGTCTGTATCCACGTCCTCTACCTTCACCTTGTCGTATGGTAGTGCTGGTAGTGTGCGTAGTAAATTCTCGCATGTCGTAAAGATAACTAAGCCTGGCTTTCCATCTGGCAGATTAGCTAACAAACTGTCTACTTTACGCTTTCCTATAAGTCTATCATTATTTGCCTTTGTTAGCACAACTCCATTATCTCTATACTCGTCTGCTGTGCTGTATACCCTGTCGCCTGCACTTTTCCTAGCCCACATAGATGGGTCGCCCCATGTAACATGACAATTCATTTCGGGTGTGTTATTAAGGATAGTGCTGGCTTGCTGCCGATCTGTCATGCCTTTAGCATACAATTCTCGATAGACGTAAATTCGCTTAGTGTCTGGATCTTGTGCAAACCATAAACAACAAAATGGTGAATGATAACCCCAGTCTACACCCCTCCATAGTGACCAATGTTCTGGTATTGCGAAAGGTGGTGATATGTGCTTGCTAGGTCGGAACTGCCCAAATGCTTGTCCTGCAAATACTGACCAGTCTCCTTCTACCCAGGCTCTACGTAGATCGTCAGGAAGGCTGTTTAGCTCTGCCCAATACGTCTCCTCTAGATGTGGGTTGTCTGATGGTAGACTTTGTATAAATGCAAACTCATCTTTCTTATTGTGTAATTCTACTGGAAAATCCCTGTCTAACCATAACCGCTTCACCCATAAATGCCCGATACCCCCTGGGTTAGTGGCTGCTATAAATACCGTATGTTTTACGCCAGGCCATCTTAAACTACCTCGTAATATATCAAATACATGCTGGTCATTCTTAGTTAATTCATCTACTGCGATTGCTGCAAATTCAGCACTCTGATACTTCTCTGGTTTATCTAAGTTGCGGAATGCTATTGTACCCCCACCTAGTCCCTCTCGTAATGTGAATTCGTGTCTCTGTTCATTTAGTTTACCTAACCATTCTGGAAACTCTGCTCTTATCTTTGCTATATGCCTGTCCTGGAGACTAGGATAATCCTCACACGCTAACATTACCCTAACATTCCCATTACGTCTTATGTGTTGTGATAACAAGAAATGAACACACCACCACCTTAGAAAGAATGATTTGCCTCCGCCCCTTGCCCCCCCATATAGTACGTACCTGCTTTTGGTAGTTGCTTCAAATGCTTCAATTTGTTTAGGAGTAAATTCACAAGGTAAAGTATAACTTTCTGACATTATTCTATTTAGATAGCGTTTTATGTATTGGCGTTTTGTATGTTGGCGTTTTGTGTGTCGGCCTTCTCTAGATCTTGATTAGAGTGGACTTGCTCCTGCTGTGCGCCCAGATCCCTGGCTACATTGCCACTTAGGTGGTCATTTATTGCTTTGGTTAGTGTCATTATTAGGTATTATTGGTAGGGTTTTAGTAGTTTGTAGTGAACAGATAGCAGTAAATCATCTGAAATACACACCATTTACATATGATTTCCTGTGGTTTTCTCCTGGCTTATTATCTCCTGGCTAATATTTATTATTATAATCCCTGAGATTTGACTTCCATCCCTGAGATTTGACTTCCATTATGGGTTTCTCTCGTCTAGAGTACGCTGATCCCCAGCCTCAGGTCTTTGCTCTTTAGGTTTCCATTCATAATTCAGCTTAATCTCTACGTCTCCATCTATCTGTACCTTATCAGATAAGCCCCTCCTGGTCTTTTCATACCAGATCTGCGCTGTAATGTTCCCTTTCATGGCATTCTCATACACAGCATTAGCAATATCGGCTGCAGCTTTTGCTCTTCCCTTTTTTAGGGCACTCTCAAAGCTCTCATTATCCTGTTTTCTACGGTACAAAGTAGCCTCAGCAATTCCCAGAGCATTAGCGACCTCTTTATTAGACAATCCAATGCCTGATAGGCGTTCAACTTCCGAGAAATCGATTTGTATTTTCGTTCTTGTCATTTTCCACCTTTATCTCAACGTGTAGGAGACTGTCACGCAACGCCAACAGCCCGATAGCATGCATTATCTCGCTTTCTGGTACATCGATTGTAATTCTCATCCCTGCATCGCCTGCTATCTTTATAGCTGATTGTATAGATGGAATGCTGGCCAGGAACTTGATACTAGGAGGAATTACGGACCGTCCTGGCTGCGACATAGCTAACCATCATAACAATAAACCCAGCTAACACAGCTACTACCTGGTCACTTGATATAACTGATAAGAAGGGAAAATGTTCAACGGCAGTTACAAACGCAGCTGATACTATTGGAGTTAAAACAGAAACCCAAAACCGAGTACTTTTGTATATTGGCTCTTTCATATATACGATTGTAATCGAATTTTGGGCTTTTTGCAACGTAGTTAGGTCTTGCGAGGTCAAAGATCCCTGTGCTTTATTCCACTACCTCAATAGCGACCAGGTAACTCCCAGATGGAGAGTACAAATCTCTTATTACATTAGCATCTAGCGGATTAATCCATATCGGCTCACGTTGTAACAAGTCAATCCTTATAGAACCGTCTGGTAGTGCCGTTATAGCCGAGCCTCTATCAACACACGTATAGACGTTAGGATATTCTTTTGCATGTATTATTATCTTAGTACCTAGTTTGAACTCTATAGGGCAAGCTATGCCTGTATTTAGCCAGTTAGACCAATGCTCTCGTATTCTACCATCGAACAAAGTTGTATCGCATTTATTAGTTTGTTCGTTCCAATTCGCAGGGTGACAATTCATCGGTGCGCCCAGGTCAGGATTATAAAACGAAAGCCTCGCCATATACATTACTGGGTCAGGCCTGGAATGTGTTGGTATCGCTGACGGTGTCGGCATCACTGTATTTACTAATGGGGATGGTAATCTTGACTGGTCATCTCTATGCCATTCACCTTGTGTTATATTTAGACTTCCATCGAGCATTACAGCCTCTTGAGTGCGGAGATCATCGACTAGCTCCGCACCCCTTTTAATTCTTAACTCCTGTGTACGATATACCCAGCCCAACAATATCAGCAGAGGTATTTGCGCTAGTAGTAACTTCTGCCATAGTCTCATATGAATACTCCCCTAACGATAGCTACAACAAC